ATGCAGCCGGAACAAAGCCACCTCCCCAAGCTCGTCGTGCTTCATTCTCTTAACTACGTACAAGTCATGCTCGTACACCAGTGACGGTTCATCTTCTTCGTCCACAGACTTTTTGTAGATCCCTCCGTTCTTGCCCCTGAAGAAAGGAAACGGGTACTCTGGTATTTGATACTCAACTTCTTCCTGCTCACCATCAGCACCTTCCTCCTGCACCACCACCGTATCGTCGTCGGCCTCCATGACCTCAGCGCCCAACAAGATCGGCGATTTGATGTGGCCTTTGTGCGGGCAGTTGATGCAGCCAGTCGGGTTGAGTTTCTCAAAGGTAGCGCAGGTGTAAGGACCGCCCTTCGCTACGATGTAGTCAAGCTTCTTCTCTACCTCTGCCTCGTTATAGCTTGGGTACTTGTCCGACATCTTGTGAGCTGCAGTTCTGCCGTCAACACAGAAAGCGGTGATCGATAGTGCAGCCCGCCACAGTGGTTCCTCAAGCGTCTCCTGATTCTCGTAACAGTGAATGAGCTGAGCACACCCATCACCGTTCGCCGAGCGGATCATGATCTTCTTAAAACTCTTAGTGCGGTTGCCCAGTAGGGCTTCCATCATCGGACTCATCCCCCGAGGGACGAAGTCGGGTGCAGGTTCACGCGGGGGTGCAGACCCCAGTAACGCTTGCAGTTCCTCGTACTTGATACGGTTTGAGTTTTCGCTAATAACGCGAACTTCTACTTGCGTACCAAATTTGAAATTGAACGTGCCCGGTATGCGCAGAACCCTTGATGCTTCAAACACTGCCGGGTCTACGATCAGACCATGTTCATTGCATAGCTCTCTCAGTCTTTTGGCTAACGGCTCCCATTGATGTCGGCGAAGTACTTCTTCAATAAGCCAGTAGATGTGCAGACCATAGCCCGAGTCCACGATGACGGGCTTGGGTAGGTTTGTCTTTCCGCAGAACTCACGCAGAGCCAATAGCCCTGCTTCCTGATCGGCATACCCCTTCTTCTCTTCAACTTTGACCGCACCGCAATCAAGATCAATCCACAGAGACCTGAAGTACTCGGCGTTCTCTTGGGTTCGGTTTTCCTGCTCGCCAAACTTAGCGCAGGCAAAAAATGCGTTCTTTCCTTGAGAGACAAAAGTCTTTGCTATGTTGTCCAGTTCTTCACGGGTGTTAACTAACCTCTGGTCTGGGTACTTGCTTATCCCTATGACGCAATAGCGTCCTTCTGCCGGTAGTACGGCGTCGAGTAGGTCAAAGCTCATTACTTAAGTTTTCCGATGTAGCGCTTGATACGCTCTGTTACCCGAGGACTCGGAATGTTTGCGCCCTTGAACCAGTTGTACACCGTCATTCGGCTCACACCAAAGTAAGACGAGACGGCGTACACACTGATGTCTTGAGCAATGCAGTAGCGCCCCAAGGCTACACCCGGATGCTTGGCGTTGGCTTGTTTGTTAGCCTCAACCAAGTTCCGGCTGTAACCTATAGCCATATTTACTCCTCAGTCCATTCTTTGAGTACCGCGTTGAGATCTTTCTTCTCTTGCGGCTGGGCCTCTACCTTCTTGGACTCGCGCTTGACCGGCGGGGCCACCTCTTCGCTCTTGGGTGCTGCAAGCTGAGCTGGAGCACGACCAGACACATCCGCTTGATACGGTGTCATGACAACCATCTTCTTGACTTCAGCCCGACCACTTGCCGCAGTTGCAACGTCGTACTCTTTGCGGTTTATGTGGCGGTTTGCAGCAAACAGCACCGACTGATTGTCGTTGTCTTCATTGAACATTATTGAGGTAACTAAATGGTCAATGTTCTTGCCGTTGTTCTGAACGTATTTGACGTAGCTCTCAAACATATGAACTTTGTCCGAGGGGCTATCACCAAACAGCGACTTGGAGGCCAGATTCATCTGATACACACGACCTTCAAGCGTAGTGCCAAAGTCTTCTTCGAGCAGCACAGCCAGTCGGCGAGAGTAACGGCAAGCCTTTGAGTTACCTTGGCCCGAGCCTTTGATGTTGTTGGGGCATGTATCGCAGCGATCACTCTGCGGGTTAGCAGCCCCGGCATCCGGTACCTTGCCGTCGTTAGAGAAACAGTCGGGTGCGGTGGGCTCGGCATCAGGACTCCATGCCTTAGCGTAGAAGATACGACCCACGTGCGGTGATGCGTTCACGATAATCGTGTTGATAGGCCCTTTGACTTTGCCCATCTCTTCACCGCCGACTACCTTACGGAAGATCCCGTTCTTGGGCACGATACGAGGGACACCACCCCCACCACCCGCAAGCTGTTTGGTAAGCTCGCTAACTCCTGAGCTCTGCAGGAAGTCGGGCAGGTCTTGGTTCATCACAGTAAGTTCATTCATTTCAAGCTCCTTTGGAACGTCTAACAACCACGGTGTACTCACTCTCAACATTCAGGCCCGCAGGCTGAAGGTTTGGATTCTCTGAAAGGAACTCCTTCATGTGCGATTGATGAAGGCGCTTCTCTAGCAGGGCAAACGCATCGTGATCACGGATGAACCGATACATAGAATCCCAATCATTCGTCCAGTACCGTGACTTGATCGAACGGATGATTGTCCCAAACGGTGTGCGGATGCTGTCCGCGCCGATCTGCTTGCAGGCGTCCAACATGCTCTGCTCTAACGTCGTCGCTTGTTCTTCTAACACCTTGTCTTTCGCTTCATACTCTGACTTAAGAACAGCTCTGGCATCTCTGATCTTGATGAACGCTTCCGCTAACTTGTCGAACTGCGGGGGAAGAGATCCCCCCTCTGATGATTCCAACATCACTAACTCCTCAAGGTTGGGGAAGGCTATGTTACAAGCCTAATTTTACAATGTCAAGAGGTTGCTACCTCTTCCTTGTAGAGATCTACGATCTTGCTGTGATTACGAATCCCATCTCGTAGCATCCCGTACAACTTGGTCTCGACAGGGCTGCCCTTGATGTGGACGATGGTCATGTTGTGCTTCTGACCGGGCCTGTCGATACGTGCGTTTGCCTGAAGGTACGTCTCTACACTCGTTATTGGCGCATACCAAATGATGGTGTCTGCCGCAGTGAGGGTGAGCCCGTGCGATGCAGCCTGTGGCTGGATGATCAGGACTTTGGTGTTGCCTCCGTTCTGGAAGCGGCTAACGATGTCGGTGCGCTTATTGACGCTGACATCCCCGCTGATTGTCTCCGAGAAAATATTGTTTTTGGCTAGGTACCGCTCAAGAAGCTGGATCGTATGCGAGTAAGGCACGAAGATCAACACTTTATTCGCCGACTCATCGATGACCTCCTGCACTACAGCTAGCCTAGGCGATACGTCGAAGTCGATGACCTCTCCTGTGTCAGTGTAGACGGAGCCGCAGGATATCTGCACGAGCTTGCTTATCTTTACCGCCGCATTGATAGCAGAGACGTCTTCGTCCCCAATCTCCAGCAGCATGTCCTTTTTTAGCTTCTCGTAGTAGGCAAGCTGCTGTTTGCTCATCGGTGCCTCTCTGAACACATTCGTCACCGGAGGCAGGTCAAGGCATTCACGTTTCTCGAAGCGGATGGCAGGCTGAAGTATCCTATGGACTACAGCGTCGGCGTTAGATTTAGGTACGTACTTGAATTGAGTAAGCTTGTGCATGACCAAGTCACGGTACTGCCCAAAGAACGGGGGCACACCGGACGGGTTGATCAACTTAGCTAACCCGTACGCATCTACCGGCGACTGAGCTGCTGGCGTACCCGTTAGCATCCACAAGCCCTTCACCGTCCGCATAATGTCCCGCAAGCACTTCCAGCGATTGGTCTGTGCGTTCTTGTAGGCTGATGCTTCATCGACAACGATCAAGTCGAACTTGCCCTCGATGATCTCTTTCTTAACGATCTCTACGCCATCGAAGTTAACGATGACGAACTCGGCGGGGCTAAGAACAAGCTTCTTGCGGACCTCTGCTTGTGAGTGATGAGCTACGACTACGCTGCGGTGCGTAGCGAACTTGAAGAGGTCTTGTTGCCATGCAGAGCGCATGATTGAAAGCGGGCAGATGACCAGCACACGCTTTATGAGGCCGAGCTTCATCAGATAGTCAACAGCCCAGATCACCGACGCTGTCTTACCCGTACCTTGCTCGTTGAAGCAGAAGGCCTTGCGGTTACTTATCAAGAACTCAGATGTTTTCTTCTGATGCGCGAACGGCTCGATCCCCAGTGGCGCAGGCCACTGATATTCTTCTAACGTCATGTGAACTCACTTAGGTGTGTGGTCGCTCTTCCTTGGGTACGACCGGTTGTCCGAGGCACTCTTTACACGCAGATTGCTACGGGTAGAAGTACCACCTTTGCTCAGGGCTTGCTTGTGATCGACATCCTTGCCGTCACCTTTCTTGACCAGCCCCTCACTCTCCATCATACGCCGAGCCTTGTTACGCGCAGCGCGCTTTTTCTTAACGCTAGGGGTACCGTCATACTGCTCGTATTCTTTTTTGTAGGGTCTAGGTTTATTGACGTAGGGCATGACTAACTCCTATTAAACTCACATGCCGTAACAGGGCAGAATTTACACAACGGACCTTGCACCGGGTTCCACACCTCCGAACCAAGCGCCTTCTCTATGCGGGCTACGCTCTGCGCAGATTTCTCAATGTACTTGTCAGCGTCCGCAGCAACGTGCTCGGCTTTTACAATCTCGTTACTCACCACAAACAACAGCGCAGACTTGATGCGCTCGATCTCGGGGAACTTTTTGAAGAGCCCTACGGCTACAAGATCAAGCTGAGTTTTGTCAGCATAACGAGCGTTCTTGTTGGTCTTGAAGTCAACTGAGTACGCTAGCTTCTTCTCTTTGTTGATGATGACCAAGTCGGCGATACCGTGCCACCAAACGTCCTTAGCATCGAAATCGCAAGCGGTCAGGTCTCTCGTTAGCCCAAGCTTAAGCTCGCAGTGCTTCTCACCTTCCACACTTTTAAGTTGATCCAGCAATGGCTTGATGTATCCGTACTTCTCAGGGATCGGCTTACCACTCTTGATGTAGTACTCGGCGGCAGAATGCACCGCTTTGCCATAAAGGGTTGCTTCCGTATCCCTAAACTCTACGTCTTTGAGAATTTTGGTATGGAAGTACTTGCGAGGGCACTGCTCAAAAGTCTTGAGACTGCTGAAAGACCAGACCACCTTGTTCACTTATAAAGCTCCCGCATCTCTTTCAACGCGTTCAGCATCAGCTTGGTTTCAGCCAACGCAACAAACGCTTGCTCAATAGCAGCATCAAAACTTTTTTCCAGCACCGCGTTGTGGGCGGCTTTTATTGAGTTTAGTGCTTGCATCATCGGCATGGCGTAGTCAATGATGCCGTCTTGTTTAGCAGTCTCCATACGATGCTCCGTAACCTGATTCACAGTTAAGGGGTAGATCAGGTGCCCACTTAGGCCTGATCCTCATGCATAGCTCAATAAATTCAACTGCTCTAGTGGCTTCCTCCTCTGGTGCTACGATTGCTATGGCGTCGTGTACAGTAAGCACGACTCTGTATTTTTTGGCAACCAGCTTCATCTGCTCGCCGATTGCGATGCGGGCTAATGCTTGGCATACGTTCTCTACAATCTTTCCACCGTAGATACGCGTCGGTACGGACTGCTTACCTTTTTTGGTGTCGTAGACGTACTCTTCTTTACCCTCTTCGGTTCGCACTTTCCTAAGATTGGGGTACTTGAGGTACAGCCCGTTGGGCAATCTGATGCCCCGCTCGCCATCAACCTTCAGGATACCTCCTCTCCCGAACTCTGCATAGTTGTTGCCCATGATTGCGGCTATTACAGAATGGGCGTCTTTCCATAGCTTCACTACATTCGGGTTAGACGTTCGATAGGTATCGACAATGTGTTCTGCGTCTTCCTCTGTGATATCTACGCCGGAGGCTTTGAGCTGCGTCTTGAACCGGGTGGGGCCGAGGTTGTATCCGCAACCTAACAACGCCGTCTTACCCATGAAACGCTCGGAGTCAGTTATGTATTGGGTAGGTTTGCCGTAGATTCTGGATGCCATCAGTTTGTA